TTAAGCTAATATTGGCTTCTTTAGTTGCAAGGTCTAATTGTAGAGACGCCTTCTCAGCCATGCGAATTTCCTCTTGATCCTGATTCTTTTTCTGTTGAGCTTCTTGTTGGGCTTGCTGAAATTCTGGAGTAGCCGGATCATTTAAGAATCTAGTAGGATCCATTCCCATATTTTTCAATATATCTAAAGCTAGATTATAAGAAGACATAGGATTTATAAATGCTTCCGATGTTGGGGTTTGAGCCATTTGTGGAAGCAATTGAGTTAATTGTAATAATTTCTCACCCAAGGATTGATTGGAATTTTCTCCAATATTTGCCTGAATATCTAAGTCCATATTTGCTGGCATTGTTTGTAACTCTTGTGGAGATATTGAAGCATATCCTTTATCTGTCTTATATATACTTGGATTTTTAAGATTACTTTTCATTTCTCTTAATACGCCACGACATAAATCTTTGATACCAGTTTCTACAAATCTACGGGCAATATGTTCTATTCTTATTTGAGCAGCGTTCTGTGCTCCAGTCATTTTCTGTTCTGAGTTTCCTGATACATATAATGTATCGTTCAATCCCATTGCAGTTTTACTAAGCCCAGTAGATTGTTCTTTCTGTAGCCCCAGGAATTCTAACATAGCACTAGTACCAGTACTCATTGGCTCTGGTTGTAATTGCTGTACAGCTGCAGCAGGATTTCCATTTGTAGGAATAATCTGTTTTGGCACTGGATTCTGTAAAGCTTGAAAGTCCACTACATTAGGATCAGCTAGTGTTCTACCATAGTTACCAAAGTAAACATTCTCAACAAATCCTCTAAGGATTGCTGTAGTTGCTTGTGTCTGTGGGCGAGCCATATCAAGAAGCGATAGTCCATAAAACTCATGTGGTATCTCAATAGGATTAAGTACAGCTATAGGAACATATGCTACATCGTCCTCTTCTAGGATTGTGCTACCAGCCTTAATGACATGTTTAAGTTCTGCAATGCCATCACCATCTCTATCGGTTCTAATCCAGCATTCAATAACTGTAATACTGATATTCGCTTCGTCTTCCTCGTCATCATTGTTAGTTAACCAGTTTGTAATGCCAGCAGCATCTTTTCTGGAAAAAGCTTCATAAGACCAATCAGAACTTCTAACAGTTGCTTCTTCACCAATTTCATTGAAATCTATATCAAGATCAGACCATGTTCGTCTAACATCAGAACGAGTCATTTCAGTAACGATACCAACAAAAGTTGCATCAGTTACTGATGTAGCAGCCCTATTTATAAGAAAAGATTCTGGTGCAATATTTTGAAGCTTTACTCCAGACTTATCTACTTTTCTACGAAGTCTTACATCTACAAAAGAATAATAACTAGTACCATCTGGATTTACAGTTGGTTCTGCAGCTATTTGTAATTCTCCGATAATTTCTACATTTGGGTCTGAAAGAATCTGGTCTAGAACGCCTTCTTCTATTGTTTCATATTCTTCAACAATATAATCATAATGTTCTTCCCAGCCCCATGTAAGAGCACTATTGCCAAATACAATTGCTGATTTAATCCAAGTAGACAGCTTCGACCAACCGTCTGGATTAGAATTGAATAGACAATAGTTAACAACATCCGATGCAATTTGTGATGCTTTTACAGCAGCCATCTCATTACCATATGGAATGAATAATGCTAACTTATTATTGTCTAATAATAGTTTGGTCAATAGTGCAGTATATCCCTCAGCAATCTCAGCTGAGTCTGAGGATACAATTGAGCTTACACCTTGTGGCTTTAAGTCGCCTTGGGCTTCTAAGCTCATTTCATATACAGCATTTTCTCTTCGTTTACTGATGTCTGATGATCCAGTATAGCCACCCGTAGCATTACGCATATGGCGGTCAATCGACTGGATTAACATTTCATCATCAATCTTTTCGATTTTCTTTTTCATTCTCACTCTCTATTGGTTAAAATCCTCCAGTTATAGGATTTGGTTCCCATACTGTTGTTGGTGTTAAAACTAATCCCTTATCAGGTTTAAATCCTTCTTCTAGTATAATTGGATCTGATTCTGGATTTTCTCTATCTAAAAGATAATTCATTGCTTCTCTGAAACTAGCTTCATTTTCAGGATTATAATTAAACTCATCCCAAGGCTCTCTTTTCATATACATTGCACCTAATCTAGCAAAGCGTTCTGCATTAGATTTCATATAATCTAATGGTTCATTGCGCACTATACGACCTTTATTTCTTCCTCTACCAGCTCCAGTATAATAGTCATCAAGTTCTACTAAATCTTTTTCATCAGATAGGTGGATGTCAGTATCTGAATCATATTCTCTAAAATGACCACTGCCGGGTAGTTCAGCTCTATAAGCTGACAATAATTGACCATAACGAGCTGATTCAGGATTCCAATTGTACATATAATCAGTTAAACCCATTTGATATTTACTGTCTGAAAGAGATTGTGCAACTATATCTGCCAAAGGTCCTTTTGCATCTCCTAATCTATCATTTCTAGGATTGTTAATAAATGCTGCTTTCAATGCATCATATTGTTGTGAATCTTTTATATACTCTCCAGTGATAGGATCAATTGACCATTGGCTAGGACCTCTTTTTTCCCAAGAATCTTGCATCATTTGAAGTTCATATTCTCCACTAGGACCGCCATATCCAGTTATACTTGTAGCTAAATCATCAGCATAAGCTTGTGGATTTAATACAGCTCTTTCTGCATTAGTTGTTTTTATCGTTTTACTTCCATCATAGTTTACATGTTCACCATCATTATCATCATAGCCATCTGCATTTAAATCAGTAGCTGGAACTCTATGATAAGCATAGTCATACCAATCAAAATTATTATCTTGTTTATCATGAAACCATTTTTCTATATTATCCAAACCCCCAAAACCAGTGCTATAATCTCCAAAATATCTGTCTATTCCATGCAAATATTCATGTTCAGCTGTATTTCCTTCGGGGTGTGTGACTCCAAAGTCTGATATAGCTAGTGGAGAAAAAGTTCCAGTTGGTCTATATTTCATTGCACCAAGTGTTCCCGGATTGGTAAAGTATATATCCTTAAAGAAATCTCCATGAGATGCAGCATTCAAATTACCAGTTGATAAATATGCTTGATAGGGTATTACTTTTGACTCTGGAACTCCAAAAATACCCGAAGAATTTCTAAAGAAATCATCCCAGATATCTACAGTAGTTTCACCACCTCTAATTACATTAGGTCCCAATACTGGTCGATTAGCCATATCCTCTCCCTACAACCATTTAGTTTCCGGTTGTTCAAATAATGTATTCATCTCTCCCCAACTAAATGATTTGTTGGTTAGAGCATGTCCATGTGTTCTATAGACTTCACAAGTAATAGCCAATGACATTACCATATCATCATAATGACCAGTTGAAGCCTCTGCCTTACCGCCCTCAGTAACAATAAAGTTTCTAAGTTCATCTAATACTAAATCACAAGGAATCAAGATATCCTCATCTTCAATCATTCTCCTAAGATTGGATATGATTGGTGGTCTAGTGGCTACTGTTGTTTTAAACCCAAGATGGGTAACATTGTCGCCTGCAGTATTAGCTGTTTTCTTTTGTTGATAGATATTCGGATAATTCATTCCGTATATCTGCTGTACAGTAGCTAAACCGACAGCATTACTTTCAGGACAGACTAAAGCATTGTTATACCATCTGCCCAAATAGAATAATAGTTTCCCATATCTAACAGGATCTATTCTATTATTCCTATATATAGCACAAATCTCCCTGTCCTTATTAAGTACAGTTGCAACTGAATAGTCGCCTTTGACTCCAAGTGCTACGTCAGCACCAATAATATATTTCTGTTTTCTTTCTGGTGCTTCCCAAATTCTTAAACTCCCTTCTTGCCCTTCATCAAAAGAGCTAAACGCTTCGTTAAACTCTCGAATAGATTCTGGAGCATAGGGAATATATTTATCAAGGGTTTCCTTACTGAAGACTGAAGATCCCGATTGTATGAAAGATTCTTCCGCAGTAAAAGGATATTCTTGTTTAAATGTTGAGCTTGAAGTTTCAGATATTTTAATCCGCCTCCAATATATTTGCCCATCAGTAAGTTCATATTGTTCCTTTAATTTCTGTTCATCCAGAGTCAATTCAATATTATCTGGAGGATTTAATGTGTATTCGTCTTGTAGATACCAAGGTACAAACAGAGGGCTAAATATTCCTTCACCCTTCTCAGCCTTGTTCCATAAGTCATAATAGACTCCCTGAGCACCATGAGAGGTACTATTAATGATAATAATACTTCCTTTCTGTAGTGCAATAGACTGAAACATACCAGCAAGTATTCTTTCACCTTGCAACCAGAACGCAGCCTCATCAGCCAGTAGGCAAGTATTTGTTGTTCCTCGTCCCGGGTTGTCTGCTCCTGCAGTCCATACTCGGTATTTACTTCCATTGCCCTTGAAGCTCATCTCTCTGACGTTTGATTTATCCAATACAGGTTGTATCTCTTCTGGAAGCTCAGCCCAGAATGTCTGAGACATACTAAAAATACTTTCCGTAGTTGGTTTGTCAAGCGATATGATTACCGCTTTTGTATTACCATAGAATAATGCTCTATGAAAGATGTAAGCAGAACTGATTGTTGAGAATCCAGCCTGTCTGTATTTAGATATAATCAATCTGACATATCCAATTTCTTTCATTTGTCTGTTAAGTTCTTCAAGAACTAGCTTCTGAGCACTATTAACATCTAGTGGTATCAATCCTAGCGAGGCATCTTTCGGATATATTTTCAGACATTCGCTAAAGAACGCCTCTGGGTTTTCTTTCCAGAACTCCCACCTCTTCCGCTTCTCAAGTTCAACAATCAGCTTAGCGGCTTCTTTTGTGTTTGCCATGGTTTATGTATATTATTCTCCTAAGCTATTCCTAATGGACCATATATTCTATTATCATAATCATCTCGTCTTTGACGATAATTAAAATCCCAGTCAGAGCCAGTACCGCCTTCAGGGAATATCAAGCTCGATGGATCTACATCACGAAATGGATCTTGTAGATAAAACATTTCATTTGGATATCCAATAGACTTTCCGGGCTCATATTGACCAGATCCATAATTACTTGCAAGTGGTCCTACAAGTGCATTGGCTCTCCTGACATCAAAAGTTCCATCTGGATTTTGAATAATGCTTTGTGGAGTAAGACGCTCAAAAGAAACACCTGCTCTCCCCCTCTCAGCCATCCATTGTTGTAATTGTGTTCTTGTTAGTCTTGAATAGTCCGTCTTAAATGGATCTAATGGTTCTGTATATTGTGGCATATTATCTCCTAATGTTTTGCCGTATCTTTCGAATCAGCTTTTGTAAGTTCTAAAAGACGATTCATTAAATCCTCTTCTGACATATCTTCAACCTTTTCCTCTTTGGCAGATTTAGCATCCTGAGTAGGTTCGATATATTTATTAGCTTCGGTAATAGCTTTGATTGCCATAGAGTCCCCTGCAGCAGTTTTCTGTGCAAATTGTCGTTGGGCTATTTGTGCCAACATCTCTCCGGGAGACACGCCTGCAACTTCTTCAAAAGCTTCCTTGGTTAGTTTCAATTTATTTTTGGAACCAAGTGGGCGACCATTCGGATTACCAGACTCCCCCGGCTTCCATGCATATTTCTTTAAGTGCCCTGCCGGGTCATTTTTCTTTGGCATAATTACTCCTCTT